AAAGATAGTAACTAAAGATGGACGCAACATTGAGATGTCTCCTAAGTTATTTGATGCTTCAGGTTCACTCATGTCGGACTGCCCTGATGTATGGGGTGGGTCAACTATTAAAGTAAGTGCAGATTTAATTCCATTCTATGTAGCTGCTGTTGGTTCAGGGGTTTCACTACGAATGAAAGCTGTTCAGGTTATTGATTTAAAGACAGGTGGTGGTGCTGATGCAGGTGCGTATGGGTTTGGTAAAGAAGAAGGTTATGAAGCCCCACAACAACAGGCAGAGCAAAACGAGTTCGTTGATACAGATGACCAAGAGGACTTTTAAAAGGTTCTCTAGGGAACAAGGATACCGAAGTGGTTTAGAGAAAAAAATTGCAGACGAACTTAAAGCAGAGGGAGTTGACTTTAGATACGAACCGAAGGGGTGGGTTACTTATAATAAACCCACCTCTAAATATAAACCTGATTTTGTTTTAGAGAATGGAATTGTCATAGAAGCAAAGGGACAATTTTTAAGTTCAGATAGAACTAAACATAAACTGATTAAAGAGCAACACCCTGATTTAGATATTCGTTTTGTATTTTCAAATAGTAGAACAACTATTGGTAGTAAGAGTAGAACAACTTATGCCATGTGGTGTAATAGATATGAGTTTGAATATGCAGACAGGTCAATCCCTAGAGAATGGATAAATGAAAAACCTACAACTAAAAGAATGAAAGGACTACGAGTGTTAGATAAATGAATAAGCGAGAAGAAACAAACAAAATTGTAATACATTGTTCAGCTACTAAACCAAGCATGGATACTGACGCTGCTGATATAGACAGGTGGCATAGAGAAAGAGGTTGGTTAAAAATTGGGTATCACTTTGTTATTAAACGTGATGGTACTATCGAAGAAGGTAGGCACGTTGATGAAGTAGGTGCTCATGCTAAAGGGCACAACTCTACATCTGTTAGTGTTTGTATGATTGGTGGTGTGACTGAAGATGATGTTCAATTAGCAGAAAATAATTTTGTAGATTCACAATGGACTTCATTGGAATCTGTGATAGATACTTTAGTAAATAAATATCCTGATGCTGATGTTATTGGGCACAACGATATTTCTGATAAAGAGTGTCCATCTTTTAATGTCGGAGAATGGTATGCAGAATATAGGGCAAGAGCCTGACGCAACCTTTATAACTCACGAACCATGCCCTTCATGTGGTAGTAAGGATAATCTTGCTAGATATTCTGATGGGCATGGTTATTGTTTTGGGTGTCAGCATTATGAAAAAGGTACAGAAATGGAAGAAGCACAATCCAATGGCAGTCTTGATACGTTCCCCATTTTACAGACAACAAAAAGTCGTGAGCAAGAAATTGTACTCACGAAAGGGGAAGTCAAAGCACTATCCAAAAGGAAAATAACTAAAGAGACTTGTAATAAGTTTGACTATCGTGTTGGTACACACTTTGGAAACAAATGTCAGATAGCAAACTACAAGTCAGGCAATAAAATTATTGCACAAAAAATACGCTACCCAAATAAACAGTTTGCATGGGTGGGGTCAGGTACAGACGCAGGATTATTTGGTCAACACCTTTGGAAAGAAGGTGGCAAGATGCTTTGTATAACTGAAGGTGAGATTGATTGTATGAGTCTTAGTCAAGTACAAGGTAATACTTGGGCAGTAGTCTCTGTAAAAAATGGAGCACAAGGGGCAAAGAAAAACATTCAACAAAATTTAGAATGGGTTGAGTCCTATGAAACTGTGGTGTTCATGTTTGATAATGACAAAGCAGGTATCGAAGCTGCTGAATCTTGTGCCAGTATACTGACCCCAGGGAAAGCTAAAATTGCTACCCTACCTTTAAAAGACGCTAACGATATGTTAGTTGAAGATAGAGGTAAGGAATTACTACAAGCAATGTGGAACGCAAGAACATACAGACCTGATGGTATCGTGGGTGGAGAAGATTTATGGAAGACAGTATCAACTAATGAAACTTTTTATTCAGTTGACTACCCATTTCAAGGTCTTACAGAAAAAACGCATGGTTTACGTAAATCAGAATTAACTTGTATAACTGCAGGTTCAGGTATAGGGAAGTCTGCTCTTGTTAGGGAGATAGGGTACAACCTTATTACTAAGGGAGAAAAAGTTGGATTCATTATGCTTGAGGAGACAGTCAAAAGAACTGCTCTTGGACTTATGGGGTTGCATCTTAACAAACCTTTACATCTTGGTAGTGTTCCTACCGAAGACAATTCTCTTAGAGATGCGTTTGATTTTTGTATCGGCAATGGCAGGACTTACTTCTACGATTCTTTTGGGAGCACTAGCATTGATAATCTTCTCAACCGAATACGCTTTCTTGCACAGGGAGCAGAGTGCGATTGGATTATTCTTGACCACCTTTCTATTGTGGTATCAGGTCTTGGGGATGGGGACGAAAGGCGTTTAATTGATAATGCTATGACTTCTCTCGCCACTATAGTACAAGAAACAGGGATAGGTTTAATACTTGTGTCTCATTTAAAACGCCCTTCAGGTGATAAAGGGCACGAAGAAGGGGCAACTACATCTTTATCTCAACTAAGGGGTAGCCATGCGATTGCTCAATTATCAGACATGGTTTTATCTTTGGAGAGAAATCAACAGGGAGATGACCCTAATTTAACAACAGTACGTGTGTTAAAAAATAGGTTTAGTGGTGAGACAGGCGTAGCTTGTCATTGCTTATACACTCCTGAAACGGGGCGTATGACTGAAACTAACCCTGAGTTTAATGAAGAAGGTGTAGAGGAGTTTTAAATGCCAATACTATATGAATTATTATTAACAGTTTGTTTAAATGGGGAATGTCATTTCCAACCTATAGAATATTTTGATGACCTAGATAAATGTCTTATTGAAAAACATGAACATGAAATATTACCTATAGATGGTAGGTATAAAACAGTTACTTATGAGTGCAATATTCATGGGGCAGAGGGGGTTTAAATGTGGGGCAAGGTAATGCAGATAACAACAGAGATACAGTTAGGAAACAAATGTCACAGAACTTACGGGAACAGTATGTATGCCAATTTCAAAAAGCTATGGAGCAAGATGTTGACATACCTTACAACGCTAAAACATTATATCTTAGAGAAAGTTTAATTGAGGAAGAATTTAAAGAACTAAGTGCAGAGATACAAGATGCTATTGCAGAGTTAGAGCATGGTGGTGAGGTAACTAAAGCTACCCAAGAAAAGATATTAAAAGAACTGTGCGACTTGTTATATGTTGTTTCAGGATTTGCAGTTACCTTTGGGTTGTCTGTTCAACCTGCATTTAATCGTGTGCATGAAAGTAATATGAGTAAGCTAGAAGAAGGAAGACCTATCTATTCAGAATGGGGAAAAGTTCTTAAAGGTAAAAACTATAAACCACCAACTCTAGGAGACTTACTGTGAGATATGTATTTGATATTGAGACAGATGGTTTACTAGATGATGTTACCCTTGTTCATTGTCTTGTATTAAAAGATATAGACAATGGTGACATTATTTCTTTTACTCAAAAAGATTGGCATGAAGGTGTCAAACTATTACAAGATGCTGAATTAATTATAGGGCATAACATTATAAAGTATGACATACCTGTACTTAAAAAACTTTATGGGTTCTTTAATCCTAAAGGAATTATTAGAGATACACTTGTCTGTACACGTTTAATATGGGCAGACGTAAAGCAAAGTGATTTTGGTAGAAAAGATTTTCCGACTAAACTTATTGGTTCTCATAGTCTTAAAGCATGGGGTTATAGAATTGGTAACTATAAAGATGAGTATGCAGGTGGTTGGGAAAACTTTAGTCAAGAGATGTGGGAGTATTGTATACAAGATGTAGAAGTTACTGCAACTCTATGGCAAAAGATTGTTGATAAAAATTATAGTGAAGATGCTATAGAACTGGAGCACGAATTAAATGAAATTATTTACAGACAGGAAGTGGCAGGATTTGCCTTTGACAGCAAAGCTGCAGGTTTGTTATATGCAGAGTTGTCAAGTAGAAAGCATCAACTTACGAAAGAACTTTCGGATGCGTTCCCTGATTGGGAAATTAAAACACCTTTTGTTCCGAAAGTAAATTCAAAAAAGTTTGGGTATGAGAAAGGTGTACCTACGCATAAAGTTAAATCTATACAGTTTAATCCTAGTAGTCGTGACCATGTTGCAAACAGGTTGCAGACTTTACGTGGGTGGCAACCAAAAGATTTTACTAATGATGGAAAACCTAAAGTGGATGAAGAAGTATTATCACATTTAGATTATCCCGAAGCTAAACTTCTAGTGGAGTATTACACCTTGATTAAACGTCTTGGTCAACTAGGAGAT